GAAAAGAGCGAGCATCTCGTTGCCTATCTTCTTGAACATCAGTTATTCCGTCTACGCAGGCTCGCTCCAACAGCCACCATTGTAGAAGAAACTGCCACCAGTGTCCTTCGTTCTTCCACAGGAATCGTGGAGCCAACCATCACATAGGAATCAAACAGTCCGGTGAACACGTTGATGGCCGCCTCGAATGCTTCACGAACTTTCTTCGGTGCTTCTTGCACCGCGTCCACGATTGCTTCACCTTGCTCGGCAGTCAACTCCTCAACGACGACCGCTTCAAAGATTGCTTCGGCCTGCTCCTCGGTGACAACTGCCAAGACTTCTGAGGTTGTGGCAAGTTGTGTGGCCTGCTCGGTGGTCGGTGTCGTGGCAAGGATTTGTTCCACCGCTGCCACAATCTGCTCAGGTTCAAGGATGGCGACATCGGTGAGCAGCTCTTCTACGAACTCATCCACTTCTTCTTCGATGCTAGTTTCGGGCAATGCTTCTGTCTCTGGCTGCTCTGGTTCTGATGGCTCCGGCAGCGTTGTGGTTGTGGGTGCTGGCTCGGTGGTTGTTGATTGAGGAGGCACAGTTACAGATGGCAGAGTTGTCTCGGGAACTAGATCAACAAACAGAGTCGTCGTAGTTGATTCGGTAGTCGTAGTCGCAGGCTCGGTCGTAGTCGTAGTGGTGGAAGTCGTAGTCGTAGGCGGCTCAGTAGTCGTAGTTGTGGTGGTAGCCGGGGCGACGTAGACGGTCGTGGTTGTCGTGGTGGTCTGCTCGGTCGTAGTGGTCGCAGGCTCGGTCGTGGTGGTCTGCTCAGTCGTGGTGGTTGCAGGCTCAGTCGTCGTCGTCGTAGAAGTGGTGGTGGTTTCTGGAACGGTGGTGCTAGTCGAAGTGGTGGTGGTTGGTGTTGAGGTTTGGGTGAACGCTTCGTCGGGAACTATTGACCAGCCTTCGTCGTCAATGTTCCAGGCGAGCATGATGCAGGACGCCCCGCCGTGCTCATACATCCACACTTCGATCGGCTGGATGCCCGCCTCAATGTCTAGTTGTCCTGACGGTATCCAGGAGCAGCCCTGGTCAAACCAATACTCAAACTCGTTGCCGCCGATGTTCGCATAGCCACCGTCATCTGTAGCCAACCAGAACTCAATCGTTGTGTGTTCAGGGATGTCGATGTAGCCAGTCATGTGAACCATGAACAAGTCGCCTGTGCAGCTCTCGTATGGTTCGCCGTCGTAACTGCGGTTGATGTTGTTCTCTGTCTCGGTTCCGCAGATCGGATACTCGCTGGTGGAACGGAGCGGTGGTATCTCGTCGATGGTGTAGTAGGTGGTGGCAAGACCTGGTTGCGGGTCTGCTTGTGCGGTAGTCGGCCAGAAGGCGAAGAAGACTGCCGGTGCGAGTATCAGCCAGCGAAGGCTGTTAGAGAGGCGCATCCTCAACTACTGGTGGTGCGCTGAATGTGTCGGTGGCTGCGTCGTATGTAAAGCCGATGCCTGCGTAAACGCCACGAAAGTTGGCGTGATACGAAGTCTGCTTCCATACGCCAGTCAAGCCGAGTGACGCAATGAACGCTTGACCAACTGCTTCTGATGCAGGGAAGTTACCGCCACCACAGTCGTCGTTTGAGATGACGATGACATTGCGTACGATGCCATCGGATACTTGTGCGAAGTGAGCCATTGTTAGACCTTGAACCTTATGTAAGCGACACCTGAGCCACCTGCCGCTGCTGCGAGACCATTACCACCACTATCCCGTGTGCCACCACCGCCACCACCACCAGTATTCACAGTTCCAGCGACACCAACATTGGTTTGTCCTCCTGCGCCTTGACCTCCACCACCAGTACCACCAGTACCCCTTGAGCCGCTTTGTGAACCGCCGCCACCACCACCGCCGCCGCCACGAATAGTAGATGCGCCACCAATAAAGGTATTTACTTCTTCGCCTGCTCCACCGTTCCCACCGTTACCACTAGAAGCGTTTGTGCCAACAGCACCAGCGCCACCGCCACCTCCACCACCTAGCCCGTTGCCAGCACCATTGCCACCTGCGAAACCTTGATTCGGCACAACAGATACACCACCCGCTTGTGACGACAGACTTGCACCGCCACCACCAGAAGCACCATTGCCTCCCACATTTCCTGAAAGTGCGCCTCCGCCGCCTACACCAACTGCAATAGAAGCAGTAGTTGAAGCGCCAAACTTGTTCACTGCACCACCAGCGCCGATAGTCACCGTCGTGTCTGCTGAAAGATAAATAGTGCCACTATCAACACCACCGCCACCACCGCCACCACCCGCTCCGTCACCAGCATCAGTAGAACCACCGCCGCCGCCGCCGCCGACCATCAAAACATCAAACAACCCAGCCTTCGTCACCGTCAAAGTGCCTGTCGCTGTGAAAGTCAGCAGCGTGTAGTTGACCCCGCCGACTGTGATACTGCTCGACGTGCCACCTGTGGCTACACCGTAACCTATGCCACCGCTAGGAAAAAAAGTGAAGACCGACGCCGACGTTGCTACGAGTGTGCCGCCTCCATGTTGCGCGATCACTAGGGAGCCTGCTGTGTTGATGGTGACGCCTGCGCCGGCGGTGACGGTGGTTGCGCCTGCACCTTTGTTGGCGATGAAGATGGTGTCGCCCGTTGCGAAGACCGAGTTGTTGATGGTGACGGTGTTCGCCGAGGCGACGTTCATCACGATGCGTTTGCCGACATCTCCGACGAGCGCAACATAGGACGCGGTCTGATCGTTTATCGGGAGTGTCGTGATGGCGTTTAGTTGCGCAGCGGTGAGGACTTGACCCTGCGTGAATGGGAATGGTGTCGTCATACGGGGATTATCCTAGCCCAACGTCAGCGTCGTCAAGTTCACTCGTATCCAGAATGAACTGGGTAATCAGTTGGGCTTGACCCAATCCCAATGAGACACGATGCGTCTGAGGTGAGATGTCGTGGGAGATGCTCTCCACGAACATTGTTTTGGTGACGGTCGCAGGCGACCCGGTCGTGTACGTCTTGGTGATGGCGACCAGGTCTCCGATGTCGAGTGTGGACACATCCTGCCCGGCAGCAGGAGACAACCCGTTCAGTGTCACCCCAATCTCGTTGAATCGGAACACAGGGTTCTTGTATTTGTCCAACAAGTTTTGGGCTAGGGCCGTACCAGCTGCGAGGGTGTCGAGAGGCAGGTCGGACAGGCTGAGGGTGGTGACACCGAACTCGGTGGATGATGTCGTGTCCACCGCAGTTGCCACCGACAAACCTTGCACACCGACCTGGATGCGGTTGTAAAGCGTCTCGGCACCGTAGCCGACGGACAAACTTTGGTAGGCGTAGGCGGTGCCTGCACTGTCGGAGAATGACATGATGGCGGTGGAGAACGAGAAGCCGATGCGCGGCTGGAACACTGCGGTGCCACCACGGTCTATGAAGAATCGTCCGTCTTCCGAGACCGCTACTGCGTCGAGTGCGTTCTTGACGTTGTCGTTGTTGTCGTAGGCGACTGTGCCGAGGGTGGCGACACCGGTGGCGATGCTGCGTAGAGCGGTGGAGAATGCGACCTCGGGGCGGTCAAGGATGGCGGTGATGCGATCCGATGACAGTTCCGATGACGGGTTGAACGCGACGAGGTTGGTGCGTGCCAGGGTGGAGAGATCGTCGGTGCAAGTGACCAGGGCGAACGAGTTGTTGGGTTGAACATAGTCGATGTCGAGGTCGTTGATGCGGCCGATGAACAGCGGTTCTTGTCCTGCGGTGCCACCGTAGATTTGCACGAAGCGTCGTGGGGCGATACCGAACCCGCCTTGGAAGTAGGTGGATGCGGTGTTCGCCGGGTCGAAGGAACGGTTGGATGCTTTGTCATCGAGCACGACGGTGGCCTGCCCGATGGACATGGTGTCCAACTGGGTTTGCCGGCCACGTTTGATGTTGACACTCAACACGAACTCGGTGACGTCAGCAAAGTCCACGTTCCCATCCAGCACATCAACGCCGTTGAGCGTGGAGGAGTCAAGTGTGAACGCATCCTGGGTCAGCCCAGTGTCCAACAGAATCTTGTATGTCTGACCCCAGATGGCTGTCTTTGCCATCGGCTACACCGAGTATGTTCCGTAGGCGCGATTCAACTGGTCAAGATAATCCTGAATCTCCTGAGCAACCTGCAACGGATTCACGATACTCGAGTTCACTGTGATCTCCACCTTGTTCGTGTTCCCAAACTTACCCAGGTTGGTTGGAGCTGCTGCAGTAGCCCCAAGAACAGGGACCGTAGGAATGTTGACGGTTTTTCCTGCCGCATCTGCTGCCGTAGTCAACTCACGGTATGCGGTAGCCAAAGCCTTGATAGCAGTCTCTTCAGCGTGGATAGCGTCGCTCAAACGGTAGGTCGCTTCTTCTTGCTTTTCTTTGGCATCGTTGACCGCATCAATCAACTCACGGTATGTAGCCGAATCTGGTAGGGCACCATTGACAATCTCGTTCAAGTTCTGTTGAGCGGAAGCCAGCGTGTTCGTTGCCTCAATCTGAGAATCGGTCGCATCAGCAACCCGCAACTTGGATTCTGCCAATCGAATCTCCAACTCACGAATACGTTGTGGTGTTGACTCAGGATCTAAACGAGCGTCAGCCAATTCTTTTTCCGCATCACGAACAGCGAACACGGAATCCTCCACCGCATAACCGGCACGCTCCCGGTCACGTTGCGCACGAAGCAACGCACGTTCAGCATCCTTAGCCTGAGCCGAACCAGCCCCAAACCCCGCTACCGCCTGATTGAAGGCGTCCTGGGCGTCTGTCAACTGCTGGTTCGCCTGATCCAACGACTTGACTGCCGACGCACGGTTGCGTTGAGCCGATGTCAATGAGCGTTCGGAGTTGGCGGTCTTGTCAACTTGCGAACGGTACTCTTTCAACTTCTCACCGGCTGTCTTCACCGAACCACCAACCGAGGTAGTGATTTTGTCCAACGCAGCACTTCCAGAGGTGCTCTTGATGAGGCTGCCTTCGAGCCGGTCAAGTCGGTCTTGAACGATTACCGTTGACCCGGTCAACTTCAAGAATGATGTATCGGTATTGCGGACCGCAACACGCAACGCATCAAACTTGCCAGGCAGTTCAGCGGTCGTGTCTATCAATTTTTGTTCGGCGACATCAAGAGCAATAACCAATGCCGATGATTTCGCAAACCCTATGACGTTGCCCGTGACGGCAGACAATGCCGCCGCAACCAAGCCAAGGTTCTGTACGAGGTTGACAAGTTCGCGGCTCGTTTGTAAGACCGCCAGCGTCACCGTCTCAAACGTGTCAATTCCTTTGAGCCCTAATTCGCCGAGTGATGCGATGGCCAGCAACGCGGCCTTCTTGAAACCTTTTTCACCTAACTGTTCGGCAAAGATTTGGATTGCCGGGAGGATGTTGTCATTGATGAACGTGACAAACTTCAAGAAGAACGGCAGCAAGATTTGTCCGAGGGTTGCGGAGATGTTGTCAAACTGCGCTTTGAGGATTCGTTGCTGGTTGGCTAGTCCGTCTGAAGTTCGAGCAAAGTCTCCTTGTGCGTCTGAGGTTTGCTGGAAGATGACCGAACTAGCGGCAAGCACCTTTTGTTGAGCTGTGAGAGCTCCGTTGCCGTCGTAGATCCCCATCTCAAGTGCAGCCGCTTTGAGGGCAGCGTCATTGAGTAGAACACCGAACCGTCGGATGGGTTCTGCTTCGCCACGCAACGCAGCACCGATTGCTTGGATTGCCTCCTCTGGGCTGGCGTTGTTGAACGATGCAAGGTCGGAGGCCAGCGTGACGAACTTTGTGGAGAACTCGGCAAGGTTCCCGCCAGATAGCCCGGCTGCTTTACCGAAGATACCGAACGTCGCTGCCGCATCAATGGCCTGCTGTTTGGTTTGACCTAGAGCAACTGCCGCCCCAGTAGCGAACAGTTCAATCTCTTTGGATGCTTGACCAAAGATTTGCTGGCTTTTGGCAAGCGTTTCGTTGAGGTCGCTTGCACGTTGAATGGCGATGAACGAGGCTGCTGAGAACGCGCCGATGGCCGCTACGCCAACTGCCGCAATCTTCTGGAAGACATCAAACCCTTTACGCAGTCCACCGAACAGTTTTTCGCTGAACTCGTCCTGGAGGTTGCGACCCTGTTTCTGGAGTTTCTTGAATGACGCTATGGCGTCGTCAGAGTCGCCAAGGATGCGGATGAGAAATGTACGTTCTGCCGCCATGTCACGGCAATTCTACTCTTAGTCAGTCAGCGCATTTTCCAGACTTAGCAGGTCGTTGTAGATCAACTCAAGGGACTCCCGTTTCGTCAACCCTTCGTATCGTGACATGTTCTTGGGTCGAGTCCAGAAGTCCTCGCTCAAGAACTCCGATGGTCGTCGCAACGTGCGAACAACCTTAGAACGGTCACGCGGGGTTGATACATGGAACACTCGTGCCGGTTCGGTGATGCAGTTGATGGTCGGGTCAAGCATCCGACCGCCCTGGTAGCGAACCTCAAACGGCATCTCTGCTGCGTGTTGTGGGAGGTAGAAGATTCGTGCCGGGTCTTTGGTTGCTGGGTCGGCTGGGAGTTGTAGGCGTACAACAGTTTCTTGCCAGACGGTGTTCCACCATTCAACTGGGACTGGTTCGCTGAATGGGATGACGACGTGCCAGTGAGGGTTGTCGTCACGATGCGACCAGGTGGTGTAGGCACAGTAGGTGATGCCGTCAAGTCGTGCCTGCTCGAATCCTTGGCCGTCAAGGTCGGCTACGAAAGCGTGGACGGATAGGACGTTGGCGTTGCCTCGACTGGTGCGCTCGATGTAGGTGACTGGCGAGTAGAGGTCGCCTTTGGATTTGTCGTCTCGTTCTTTGTGATGATGCAGCAGGTCAACGAACTGCATCCAGTCATCGGCGAACGGTTTTGACCAGCGTGATTGAACGGTTGGGAATCTAACTACAGAGAACATTGGCGGGCCTCCTAGGTTCAGGTTAGCGGGTTTGGTTGCCCGCTCCAAGTCACTTGAATAGCTCCTTTTTCATTACGGTTCTGATGGCTCGTAGGTACTCCTCGGCGATGTTCTTTTTTTCTTTGCGGACAGTCGGCCAGAAGAAGTATCCCGATCTGCCACGATGACGCAAGAACTGGTTGGTTGCCTTACGGGCACCGCCACCGAACTCGGCACCGAAGAACACTTGGCCGCGGGTCACTTTTGCCGCAGGTTTGCGTCCTCGGTTCGGACGACTCCTCGAAACAAAACCAGTCTTGCTTGCCAACTTGATGGTCGGTAGGCGGTCGCTTTGGGCACGCATACCTTTCATGACTTCTAGTGCTTGTCGTGACCTGGTCACCGACGCTGCCTCCTTGACCGCTTCGTTGACAAGAAGTTGCGCTACAGCTTGACCTGCTTTGCGCATCTCTTTGTTGAAGTTGGGTTCAATGCGTTGAAGGTCGTTGAGGATGTCGGTGAGACCCTCGACTTGGATTGCGACACCGATTTTGCTCTCGTCACGACCGCCACCGGGCAGTTTGTCCGAGATACGAAGTGCACTAACTAATGCCACATCAGCCTCGGTATGGAGTCGGATTGGTCTTCACTGACTTCCATCTTAGGTAAGCCAACATCGTGTAAAGCATTCTCGGATTTTCAGCCAGCAACACTGACGGGGCGATACCCGTCTCAACCGCCAAGTAGGCGATCAACCAGTGGGCTGACTCTTCCCCAAAGGGACAATCCGGGCGTCTGCGCCACCGAGCTCCAATTCCTCGACGGTGAGATTCCAAGCATCAAACTCAAGCACTGTTTGCTTGTTGCGTTTTTCTGCGTGCCAAGCAATCCAAGCAAGATCGGATAAACGCAACTCTGTGTCCATCTTGGCTACCGATTTGTTGTGCACGTTCTCGAATGCAATGAAATCAGAGAACTGTGCGATGACAAGTTTTCTGGTGCCGCCTTCATAGACGACGGTCATGGGCAATTTCATTTTCTACCTCCGCAGGTAAGGGTTGATGTTATTACGCGACAGCCTTGGTGATTCCGCCCGAGATTGGGAACGTGACGTCTGCGGTGGCGAGTTCGCCGACTGCACCGTTCACTGGTGTCCACTCGGTTACGAGCACGCTGAATGTGTAAGAAGGGTTGGCCGACGAAGCAGCAGCAGTTCCGTTTGGCTTCACGACGCAGGTGACTGCGGTTGAGCCGACGAGTGGGAAGAACAATCCGTCGATGGCGTTGTAGTCGTTGTGAACCGACAAGGTTACTGAGTTGTCAATCAAGCCGGACACGCGAGTCACAGCCGACGATCCGAATGCGGTTGTCGCAACTTCAGCGGCCGAGGTGCTCAGGGTTACTGATGCGACGTTTCCCGAAATGTCGGTGCCGTTGAATACCACGTTGACGTCTTTGAGGACTAACTTTGCCATGATTACTTGTCTCCTGCCTTATCGGCTGTTGAGGATTTCTTGGAAGATTCTTCGACTGGCGTGATGATGCCTGCCGCAATCAACAACTCTACATTGTCAATCCCGCTGCCGTCCACATGACCGCCAGGCTTTACGCCGCTGACCGGGAAGGGTCCAGATACCAGATACTTTGCCATGGTCTAAGCGTACACGGTCACTTGAAAGTCAACGCTGAGGTAGGTCGTCTCGTTCGCATCAAAGTTCTGGATGTTCCTGGCTGAAGTGCAAATCAGGTCTTGGACTATGCCACCGAGTGTGCGGTCTGCTTCAATCGCCCGACGAACTGACTGCGCACCGTCGTATGCCACAAAGCCGTCAAGCTTGTCCTGAGCGGCACGCTCCGACGATCGCTGGACAACTACCGTGACAGTGAACTGGTTGACGACGTTGCCTGCACCCATCGCCCCGTGATACGTGATTTCCTCCAAGGTTGCGAAGGCGAACGGTGGGTTGACTTGATCTGGTTGATAGTCATAGGCCCGCAACCCGGGGATGGTCTCAAGGGCAACCTTGAGTGCGTCTTTGATTTGGCTTGGTGTTGCAGGCATCAGGCAAACATCCGCATCCGTCGATACGGCTCAACCAACTGAGCCATGTCAGGG